TGGACCTATAAAAACTGGCGATACATTCCGGGACGCTCGCATCATCAGGTGGAGGTAACCGTCTATCGCTGGTGGCAAAATGTACCAGACTACCCGTGTCTCTATTTGTTCGTCGACGTCGATGAGGCACTCGACTTCTGGAAAGAGGACTATCGGGAGCTAAAGTCCGGACCAAAGGGCTTTAAGGTCGCCGACGTCAAGATCAAGGTGTTCGATGAAGACCATGAACCGCTGGAATGCGTCGACATTGATCCGTGGGAGTATTTGTGCATGTCGCCCGACGACAAATTGCCACGGTACGAACGCCCGCAATGCCATCTGCCGGTCGAGGCAAAGCTGGCTCTCGAAGAAAGCTTGCCTGAACTGTGCGATCTGGTTAGGAGCGACAAGGCTGAACGAGTGCTGCATGACCTTCAGTTCACGCTAGAGGAACACGGGTTGATCCTTCCCAGCTGGCGAGGGTATGACGGTGACTCCTGAAGAAACATTTCGAAAATGGATGAAACCGTTCGTGGACGATGAGCTAGACGAGACTAACCGAGAATTTCGGGCGCTGAAAAAACAGCACGGCTTAACGATTGATCAAATCGCTGAAATGTTGGACATCACAAGGCATCGGATTCGCGGGTGGCTGAAAAGCCCGAGTGTCTCGTCCTATCGCGTCACTCCTCCGTGGGCGATAAAGATGCTGAGACTGGTGATCGATTCGCAAACTGACGAAGCGTCGAAATCGGAATAAGAAAGACCGCTTTGGGGTGCCGGTCACCGGGTCCGTGGATCTGGACCGGCTTCTCCCCCGACATCAGGATGCAGCCAATCAGGCTGCGCCGATCAAACCAAAGCTCCTCCTCCCCCAGATCGAACAGCCAATGGGTGGCTTTCGAGGTCAAAATTCCTGACGGCTTAGCGTGGTAATACTCCACCACGACGTTCCCCGTCTCCCGGCTTCGAGGGTCATACTTGACCTCAATCGTTACCGACAATTCCGGTACAGAGATGTCGTACCGGCTGTCTTCCCCGAACGTCTGGTAGCTTTCCCGAAACGCCACTTTCATCCGATCAAGCCAGCTGCGCTCTACGCGCTTGCCGATCTGAAGGTCGAGGTCAAACGTCAATCTGCTGCCTTCTTGCGCTGCTCCCAGATTGCCATGATCCCGTTCTCGACAAACTCGCGCAGGTCGGGGTCAGGTATTGAATCAATCGCCTCGCGCCGATCTAGTTTGGTCGGCAGGTCCAGAATTGCCGACGGCAAAAAAAACCTCAACGTCGCCTCGCCCAAATCCCAAAATTCTGGATCCAGATCCCTGTGCAGGCGCTCAAGAACAGCCGGGTAGTGCGTCAGACCCGCTGCCCGTTCGCACGCATAGTGCAGCTGGGCGAAACTATTCATCTTTTATCCGCTCCAGGTATTGCCGGGACATCTCCTCCCGGATGATGAGCATCGCGGTATCCCAGTCAGTTGTGGCGGTTAGATTTTTTTCCCGCTCAAAATCTTGACTGATGGCATAAAGGGGCAACATCACTTTGATCGGGCGTCGATCCACCTTCCACACCAGCACCGGAATTCGATCCATGTGCTGCCCGGCTCGCCACACCTGTTCCCACCACGACGACGGCGGCTCGAACTTGCAGGCATACCGCTTGCACTCGATGACAAACGGATCGAGGTGAATGTCACCCAAGCTGCCCTCGCGGGTCTGGTCTAGATCGCGTCTTATCGGGTGCTGGAAAATGTCACCCAAGTCATCCTGCAGTTTGTGACAGATGTCTCTTTCGAACTGATGACCTTTCCGTCGGGACGATGCGCTCATGCTCTCGGGTCATCTCCTGTCGCGAACCGCAAATACCAAATCGCCTTTTTTTCGTTCTCAAAATCATCTTGAGTAGGCTTGCGGGGGGAGCGCCATATGTATTTGAAAGCATTCAAGCGGCAGTAAGTTTCGACTGCTTCGTCCCCGAACACTGCGCGCATCGCATCGATGCACTCGATGTCCGTTAGCTTGTAGTGTCCGGGAGAATTAACGTTGTCTGGTTTGTCCAATTTTGTTCACCGTCCATTGATACAGGTCTTCTTCCGATCCATACCTCGCCTCGAATCGCGTCTTAAACGGGTGTCGCGACGTCACTCGGTCGTTAGTGACCCCGCCTCGATGGTGCGCGTAGCAGAGGGGGATCGTCAGGAGATGGCTACCGGGCTTGGTTTTGCCATATAGGTGATGCACCTCGGCTGGGGTATGCACATCCATTTCGCGAAGGCACACGCAACAACCCATCTCAACAATCGCACCCATCCATTCGCGTTCTTCAGCTGTCGCCGTATGGGATTTCACGTTCAACCTCAATCGACCACTTGCGCACGGATCCGTCACTTAGCGCGTCCTCTAGCTGCGGATGCTTGTTGAGTTCTTCGAGGAGATCATTGATGCAGTCCTCTGACTCGATTTCGATTTCGGCTCTGATAGTCACTCTCATGCGTTGTACGTCCGTCTTTCCATCCGCTCGCTTGCCATTTCCGTTTGCCATGTCTTGAACCTAATTTCCGCTGCCAATAAATTCGCCTTCGCTGCTGCCAAGGCTCCCTTTGCGCGACCCTTCTCCAGTCGCGCCTCAAACATTTCGTTAGTCCCGTCTGCCCAGGTCGTTTGCGCTGCCGTCGTTTTGCAGTTGTGAGACGCACTAGCGATGACCATCATCTTCGAGTTGGTCTGCTTCTCGTTTGCTTCCGCATAGCCAAGCTCTTCCTCGGCTCTGGCAACCTCTGCCCCCGCGTCTCGGATTGACTGCGCAAAGTCCTCTTCGTTCAAATCGGCGCACTCTGAGATCTAGGTTTCGGCACGTAGGGTCGCGGGGCAGCGTTCCTCCGCTCCAAGTACTGGCAACTTTTCGCGTGAAATTCGAACCCGACTTTTCCCTCCCACATACCGTGTCTATTTTTTAGGACTTCCAAATACATGTCCCATTGCGCCATAACCTTCTCGTCAGGCTCTTGATCCAGAAGCTCACATAGCTCTAGGTGTTCGATCTTTGGCTTGTTTTTCCACACTCCGATTGCAACGTCGGCAAGATCGGAGATTGCGCTAGAGCCTTTGATGTCGAACTTCCCCGGAGCGCGGGACTCGTCGTCCTGCTTTCTGACGTGGGCTACCAGAAAAATTGTGACCGGGAAGTTGAGCTTGAACTTCACGAGCCGCTCGACAAACTTCTGCTGACCGGCGAAATCCTCGTGACCGATCATGTTGGTCAGGGAGTCCACCACAAACACGTTGATGCCGTAGCGCCGGTAGGAATATTCGAACGCCCTGATCAGGTCGTTAGGGTTGGGCGTGAGGTCGTCTACATACATCCACAAATTGGGAGCCAGCCAGTCGAGTGCCTTTCGTCGCCAGTCCTTTTCAGGATTGCCGTCCGCAGTGACCTGCATGAGCATGCGGCCCAGCGTGTAGCGGGGTGTCATTTCCATGCTCGCAATCAGAACTTTCCGATCCTGCCGAATCGCATTCAGCATGAGGTGATTCAGCCACATGCTTTTTCCAGAGCCGTTGAACCCACAGACGATGGCTAAATCATGCTCTCGAAATCGGACATCATTCTCGTCGAACTTTTCCCAGCCACTGCCAAACCCAGCTGAGTCGTTAGCTTTTGCGTCAAAGAACTTATCGACTTCTGCCTCGAACTCGTTGACGGATCTCAATTGCGATGGCGCTTGCCATTTCCCTTCTTCATACGCAGCCTTCAGCGTCTCCCGAGCGTCGTCGTAACCTTGAGCCTTCAGGAGATCGTTAGCGTCCTTGGCTGGGAATCGCACCCGGAAGGAACGACCGGCAAACCGCTCTAGAATTTTCGCTGCACATTTTTCGCCAGGGTCATCCTGATCTGTTGCAATGACCAATTCCTCGAAGCGGTCCAGATTGCCGTACTCGACGTCGATCCATTTTAGGTTCGAGGCGCCACTGGGGACCGATAAAGCAGCGAATCCAAGCTCTCGTAGAGCGATTGCATCTAACTCGCCTTCTGCAATCCAGACTGACTTGGCGTGACTAGGAATCGTGTGCCAGCCATACAGGATGGCTTTGAGATTCTTCTGATTGCACTGCCCCGGATTTCCGTCGTAGTCCAACGGTTTGTTTTTTAGGAACGCAATATCCCCAGCGCTATCGAAGAACTGAAACACCAGGTCGGTTCCAGCCGTGCGAAGGGCATCGGTCGCATAAATCTTGTGCCGGTACACCAGTTCGCCTACATCGCGAAACCCGCGAGCTTCTAGGAACTCATGCAGCGCTGGCGTATTGGTCTGGGGAGGAGGGACAGGTTTTGAAAATTTAGTAGGCGCAGGACTGCGAATTTTTGCGGCACTGTTGTCAGTGATGCCAAAACGCTCTTGCACCCACGACATCGCTTCCGGTACAGACTTCTGATGGCGGTGACAAACGAGATCGATCAGGTCTCCTGTCTCATCTGCCTCGAAATCGGTCCATCGACCAGCCATGTCGCCGTGAAGGATGACTGAGAGAGATCTGCCACGGTCCCCCTTGACATTGCCAAGCTTGAAATTGCCGCCCTCGATGCGCCCCTCGGGGTAAAGCTCGGTACAAAGACTTTCGGCATGCGGAGCTAAGCGCTGCTTCAGAGCGCGAATCTCCATGCTCACTTCACTCGGCTCAGAAGATCAGGGCTCGTTGCCCTGGAGCCGCACAGCTGTTTGATCCCGCTGTACCGGGGGCTGATGCTTTGCCATCCCGAGTCAATGGCAATCTGGACCGCCTTGTCCCAGTCCTGCAGCCCCGCATCTTTGAGAGCGTTGAACTGCAGGATTGCGTTGGTCAACTTCTTTTTGCTGACCGTGTGTCCCCGACCGATACGGTATTGAATCCAAGCCGCAAACGCATCGCGTGGAACGCCAGCTGGGGTTTTCCCAATCGCCGCCGCAAGGCTGGCCCCTTTTGTCTTAATATTACTTTGTTCTTGTAATATTCCTTTCTTTGTACCGGCTTTTCCCAGATCTGGTTTTTCTAGATCTGGTTTTTCCGGGATCTGGTCGAGAACGTCCCAGTCCCAGGCGACCACCTTGCCGTCTTTGCGTTGCGACGCTCGGCGGATGTACCCGGCTTCCGTCAGGCAGCGTGTTATTTTCGTGACGCGCTCGTTGGTCACGCCAAAGTGCTGCGCGATGGCAGCGTTGGTGACTTGCCAGTCTTGCGGGTGACTAAGTAAATAGCAAAGGACGCCGAGAGCGTCAGGGGTGAGACCGTCTTGCCGTTTTTTTCCGCCGCCGCCCTGCAGGGTCGAATTGGGGATGACCGTGTAGTCGACGGCGTGCGTTGTGCGGTAAATCATAGACCACTCCGTGGATTGCCGAGTGGTGATCCTGCAATTAAATCATGCGTAATGCAATCCCTAGCTCCGAATAGTTATTAAATGGCGATGTCAAGAGCCTACAAAGTGCGCATGTAGCAAAATCATGCACGTCTGATAACTGGAAAAATTATTCGGACAATGAAATATTTGCCGAATCCGAAGGAGCTATTAGAAATTTGCACTCAGCCGCACAAATGCGGTTGTGTTCGTGTATGTACACAGGGTACGGTTGTCATTTCTCGCATCTCGCGAGTGAACGTTGGGGACAACAAATGATGACTAAAGAGGAGCGGGCGGTTTGGATCGCCCAGGCTTTGGAGCGCGCAGGAATTGCCCTGTACGGGCGAGCGTCTCGGATCTCCAAAGACTTGGGCTGCGCCAAAGCAGCGTCCACCGGATGGCTAAACGGCTCGTTGCCACGGGATATGGAACTAGCTTTTCGCTTTGCGGATTTCTACGAAATTGACATACGCGAGTGGGTCACTGGGGAAAAAACGAAAGCGGGATCCGGAGCCGGTCGTAGCGAGGTCGCTGACGCAATTCGTTTGGTGAAGCGTTTCGAGGCTGACACCGAAATCGGATGGGGCGTCGATGACTTTGTCGATCAGGTGATGACCGTCCTCGATGACCCGAAATATCAACAACGTTATCTCGCGGATGTTGTGTCGTTCCTCGAAAAAACTAAAACAAAAAAAGAACGGGGGGAGTAGTAAGCAGTGGGAGTAAGCGAGCGATTTGAACAGTGGAGCCTTGAGCGTGGTCTGAAGCCCACCTCTGCCCCGGCATTTACGTCAAACTTTGCGATTTACAGTTACCTGACTGATCGCCTTACCTACCTCAACCTCGACGGGCAGGAATTTTCCGATCCGCCGCCCAGCATTCTGCGCACAGATGACAATTGCATCCCGTACTTGAGGGCTGACGATTTTTACCCTCGTTTGGTTCTCGATACGTTTAGCCGCATGAGATTCGCGCTCGAAAGGGAGTCCCGAACGGATTTACACACAAAGATTGTGTCGATTCGTGGGTGGCGGTACCGGCTGGGCGCTTGGATTACTAGCACTGAACGACACGGAAGAATTTGTGTTTACACTTGCAGCCAAGCAGCGGAACAGCCAAACGACCACAGGTGGCACAAGCAATATTTTGATGCGTGGTTCACGGCGCAGATTCGCGAGCCAGATCCACGCTTTCAAAAAGACGAGATGTGGGTCGCCGACTACAAGGATCGAGATCGAGAGGAATTTCTGGCTACCTGCGTCAGAAAGACGCCGAAGGGAAAAAAGCCAATCGTGCATTTGATGGAACAAGTCCTTGAGCCGGGCATTCTGCAAGTGTCAGAGATGCGATTCGGTTCTCCTCCCTGCCGGATCACCCTGTTCCGCGTGCCATCGATGGAGCTGGTTTTCACGCAACGCACCAAACTAGTCAATTAAATTTGGAATTTAACGATTTCAAATGAATATATTGATTGCATAACTAACTTAATGGTGACATTCTAGGCGGAACCCACGGAGGTTCTGCTATGGAAGTCACCCGCGCCCAGATCTGGGCAACCCTTTCTCAAGTCAGCGATGCTGGTGTCGCGACCGAAAAATTCGGTGGCATAACCTACGTCAAGTGGATGGCGGCACACGCCACCATGATGTCGCACTTCCCGGAATACACCTGGGAATTCCTACTCGATGACACCGGGCGCTCAGCCCACTTCTTCCCTGACGGCACCGCTGAGGTGCGATGTCGAATCGCAATTGGCGATCACTCTCACGTCACCACCCTTCCGGTTTACCAGAAGACCGGCAAGGCTCAAGTCAATCCAGACGCCAACCAAGTAAATACTGCTAAGCAGCGCTGTCGCGTCAAAGCGATGGCGGAATTTGGTTTGTTCCAGCACATGTGGAGCGAGATTCCGGCGGAAGAATTAAGCGATTCTTCAGAGCCTGTTGTAGAGGCTGCGTCAGCGCTTGCAGACGCCTACCAGCTGCATCGAAACGAAATGCTGCAAGCGAAAAGTAAGCAAGCAGCCGCTGCAAAGTGGACCAAGTTCAAGAAGCATGTAGCGGCTTTGCAAATGGACTGCTCAGAAGACGACCTAAAAGCGGTCCACGCGCAGTACCTCGCAGACTTTGCGGAGGTGTCGGCATGATCGCCCATCAACAAGGTGGCGCGAAATGGCGCTACATCCGCGCCGGGCAAATAAACTGCAGCCCATCTGCCGTATGGGAGGGGGAACACAAATACACGACACCCGCGCAAGTGGTCCGGCAAGAAGTGCGTGCGCTCGTGGATACGCGAACTGATCTCGACGCGCCTGATGAGTTCAAAGAAAACGCGGCAGTAAGGTGGGGTAGAGACACCGAATCAACTGCAGTCGAGTGGTACGAGCAGCACACTGATTCCACCGTCGAGATAACAGGATCTGTCGCACATCCGGAATATCCGTTCCTGCGTGGGTCTCCAGACGGGCTGATCGGTCTAGCGGGTGGCTTGGAAGTCAAGTGCCCCTTCAATACAGACAAGACATATAGCATCTGGGACGAAGACAAGCGCATGTACCTGTGGCAAGTCCGCGCGGTCATGGAGGTCTTCGATCTGGAGTGGGTCGACTTCCTCTGCTACATCTCACCAGACATCTTCCATATTGATCGTGTCGAGCGACAACACGGATGGCTCGAAGAAGAAGTGTCCGGGAAGTATTTGCCGCAGCCCAGAGCATCAAAAGTTCGACGCATCGATCTTTGGCACGCGTGGTACAACCACATTCAGAATGAGTTCCAAGATCTGGAACTACGGGCGGCTCACCTAGCCCCGCTTCGCGCCGAAGCTCAGTTCGTGAACGACGACAGCGACATGGATGCGCTCGATACGGCGCAGCGGCGAATCAGTTTTTTGGAAGGCGGAATCGCCGATACCACCGCAGAGATTGCTGCGCTCAAAAAAGACTGCGACAAACTGAAAATCGTGCTGGCTGATCGCTACCAGCACTCCATTACGAACAAGTACTGGACAGTCGAGGTCGTCGAAAAGACGGCTCCCATCGACTGGAAACGGGTCGCCGAACACCTCGGCGGCGAAGAGGCAATCCTGGCATCCGGCGAATCGCTGGAGAATTTCCGCCGGAAAAATAACCGAAGACAAATATCAATCAAGCGCAATAAAGAGGAGCAGGGATGAGCGATTTTCAGCAAAAGCCGAACACGGGCAAGGCGTGGCGCACTAGCAAAGAGGATAAGACTCGGGATCACGAGCGCCTCAAAAAGTTCGACTGGTACAACAACCTCGAACGTGAGCAGAAAGTAGAAAAGATCACTGCGTGGTCCGGCAACTTGCTGGTCGAAATTGATGGTCAGGAAGTCAGCCTGGGTATCGGCATCACCGAAGAAAAGTCCCGTCGTGGCGTTGAACAGCTGGGCATTCGCGTCTGGCAAAAACGGGCTCGGGAGGACAAAGGCTGGGAGGCTCCCAAAGAATCAATGGATGAAGACATTCCGTTTTGAGGAGGTAATTTTTGGGCCTGCGCATAACTCGATCTGCCGGAACCGTCCTTTATGGAGGCTACTCGCTCGACGGCAATGACCTTGAGGGTAGTTTCGATCACCGAATCTGGTTCCGTCGATTTTATTCGGCGGACAAACGTTCAGCTGTCCTCAACGTCGAGAGTAACAGCGGGGTGATCGAAGCGGTTATGCAAGATCACGGCAGCGATGCTGTTTTGCAGATCGACCCCGAGATCGAGCTAACTCTGGTCGCTATCAAAGACCAGTTTGTTGACACAGAACCCTACTGCGAGGCGTGTGGGAGAGGTGACCGCTCACCCAAACGACGGGTGCCGCAGGGCAGATTCAATGTTGAAGCTCCCCGTAGCTACCAATTAATTCGAGACGACGCGAGGAAACGATGACTGATCGCCAAAAAATCACGATTGAAGGAAATGAATATGCCGTTGAGGATCTTTCTCAGGACATTATCGCTAACCTGACAACGCTCCAGCAGGGTGATGGTGCGGTCCAGATGCTATCGAGCCTGATCCGGCTTGCTCAGGTCGGTAGCGATCACCTTTCTCGGCAAACGAAGAAACTCCTCCCAGAGCCTGCCGCAGGCGAAGGGCTGCGTGACTCGGTGGAGACCACTGACGAGGTCAAAATCGACACACACTAACCCCCCCGGCGCTGGTGTCTGAATTCCCAGCATCCTGCTCCTGCAGACATCGCGGATGCTTTTCACCCCAACGAAAGCACCGTAAGCGGTTTGACCCCCCCGTAAGCGTCAAAACGGGGTCACCTAACAAAGAGAGGGTATTTTGGTCCAGGCGACCGGCAGCGTCAGGATTTTCCGGGTCACCTATGCCCGGCTCCAGAGAAACAGGCTCGATGAAGCGGCGTCCCTCGACGATCTTTGCAGCGCCCAATTGAGTCAACTGCCGGATTCATTCTAAGATTCGCGGACTGGTTACTTGTCTGCGTTTCGACACAAGGACAAGTTTATGAGTGATGTAACATTTGCGGAATTGGCTGAAGAATACTTGAGCCAGCCGACTGTCAAGCAGGGGAACAAAAAATCCTATTGGGCGAAAAGAGCAACTGATCGTATGGTCAGTGCCTGGGGACGAAAGCAGGTAAAGGACATCAAGGATAGGGATGTACGAGAATTTTTTCGACGCATATCCAGGCTAGAGATTGGAAATGCAACAAAAAACAACTACGTCACCTATTACCGCGCTGTGATGCACTTTGCTCGCGATGAGCTTCGCGCAATTGACTATGTTCCCAAAGTTAAGTCTCTTCCGGAAAAACCTCGAACAGATTTTTTGGAAAAGGCTGAACTCTACGCATTGGCAGGGGCGTTAGATCCGCTGAGAGCGGACATCATGTGGACAGCTGTTTACACGGGGCTACGGCACAGCAACGTATCGCATATGAAAATTGAGTGGCTTGATAAAGACACTCAACATTGCACGTTGCCTCCAGAAGTCACAAAGAATGGCTCGGACCATGAAGTACCGCTATTTGGCAAATCGCGTGAAATTATTTTGCGCAGGCTGGAAATTGCCGAAGACCTGCAACACAAGCATTCTTGGTTGCCCAAGATTGAATACGTGTTTGTGCAGACGGGCGGCATGAGGAAAACGCTGGGGAAGCCACTGTTCCACGTGACGAACAGTACGTGGCGCAATGCAGTCAAAAAAGCTGGTCTCAAAAAGGGGACTAGGTTCCATGACCTCCGGCACACCTTTGCCACGATGCACAAGCGAGCGGGGACTTCTGATAGCGATCTACAAACTTTAGGAGGATGGAAGAGTCATCAGTCGATGGAGCGGTACAGACACGTCACCAGTCCAGAACTGAGAAAGGCAGCTGAGAAGCTGAAAGACTTTGTTTAGGGGGCGGTAACATGACCCGCTTTTTGGGGACCATAACCTTGTCAAAAGTACACAAGGTCATGCTCAAAAGACCCAAAGCGAGTCTATGTTACTCATCCGCAAGTCTTTGAAATATAAGCGTTAGGTAAGCTTAGAGCTTACTAACACGACCTTTTGAAGGTCACGTTACGCTTTGGGAAAGAAGATTAATATCAACAACTTACGCACAAGTAACCAGTTTTTGTTGATTACAATTATCATCCGTTGATTGCAAGTTGCTGTTATATAAGGGGAAATTTGACCGTATAAGGTCATGGTTCTAATAGAAGAGAGTCAAATAAATCCACGCCCCGAAGATCACAACCAGCATCACAACTAGCCCAATCCCAACGATCTGAAGTGCCTCTCGAATCTCTTTCTTGCGTCTCGCACGCTGACGCTTTAGCGCATCCACCCGCTTTCGGTGAGCTTCCTTGCTGTCCTCGATGCGTTGGCATATCTGGTTCCATTGATCGGCTTGACCAGATAGCAACAATGCATCCTTCAATTGTCTCGAAAACGTTTCACTTTGACGACGAGCGATCTGAAGCTGGAGCGATTCTTTAACGCTCAAGACGCCAGCTTTTTCCTCCTCAACCTTGCGGATCTCTTCTTCGACACTCACGTACCGGGAGATAAGCCCGACTAAGCTACCTGCATTCCCCCCGGACTCTTTTATGGTTGCGAACGCAGAGTTGAGCGCCGACAAGCTGTCGAGGACGCCCTTGATGACCACAATCTCGGATCCAAATCCAAACATAATTAGTCATTGAATTCGCTTCCATGCGGTGGAGGGAGGGCAAGCTGTGATCTTCAGCGTGTAGGGACTACCTCTTCGACATCCAGGCGGAGACGCCCATGTAGGCGCCTACGATTCCCGCCATGGAGATGTAGAACAACCCCATGAGATCGCTGAGTGCGGCGACCCTGGATTCGCTCACAAGCGGGGAAAGGATCGTCGCAGTGAATCCCACAATCGAGACAATTGCCCCCGTAGCCATGCGACGCTGGGCATCACTTTTCTCTTCAGCCAATTCGAGATCAAGGAGGCGATTTCCGCGATCAATTTCCACGTCGCTGACAACGCCGTCCTGATCCAGGTCAAAATCTTCATATCGACTCCGGTCCTGTAATTTCTTGCGGGTCAT